TGGAAACACGGAATTATCTAGCAATGCCGCGATTGTGGTGTGCATTTCGAAGGGGGGGGGTTGTCACTGGCAAATACTAATACCAAGACATACATATTCATTCTCCATTCCAAAGCCGCAATGAACGTATGTTATTTTATACGATTGATACTTAAAGCCATATTCTTTTGCGTTGTAGCTTTCATCCTCCAGCGGCAAAAACTTTATAATATCGCCGACCTGAAAATCTCTATCATTTTTTCTTATTTCAAAAGTTTTTTTACCTTCTGCAATATGAGATAAATAACATTGCTTTATTTTTAAATTATGTATCACTGCCAAATCTCCCAACCGCTAGGACTGGCGGGATTAGGAACCCACCATGTTACGTTACTATTCCAATCGCTAAAATCATCACCTGCGGATCGTGACTGTTGACTGGAAAATTGTGGGGGCTGAGTGTATTGGTTCATTGTGTATTACCTGTGTTTTGTTCATTGTTTTTTAATAACTCGACAATCACACAATCAAAAACCTCAGAAAAACTTTCCTCATTGCTTGGGATATAATCACCGCCCCACGCATCATGTGCATATTGCATCATGGCGTTGATAAAATCTTGTTTGTTCATTTTTTTGACAGCTCCACACGCATTTGCTGATTAATATCTGAATTTAGTCTATCAACACCACGCTTTAAAACAGACTCATTGTTTAAGCCTCCAAACAAATGTGATAACAGTTGTTTAGCAAAATCATTTGTTGAGATTAAGCCAACATAACAGTCATTAAACTCAGGCTCAATATCATACTTTCCATAATGTTTTTTAATGCAGTGATAGCTTGATGATATTTTAACTCCATCGTCATTGCCAGTGCCAATATTGACATGAATAGCTGAGTACCAATAACAGCCTGCATCAACATCATAAGCAGTTACTTTCACAAACCAATCTTCACAATCAATCGGGATTTGATAGTTTAATTCAGGGAATAATTTTGCTGGCTCGTAGCCGTAGTTTAACGGATTGAATTTAAACATTTCTATACCTCAAAATCAGCATATTGATAAGTCTTTACGTTATTCCACGCTGCCATTTTTGACTTGCGAAAATCAATGGCTTCTTGTTCAGATTCAAACTTTACACTATCTTTTTCAGTTGTTTTTGACCACTCCAACAACGCTTTGTAGGCTTCTGTTCCGTATGGTAGGGTTGCATGGCTTTTTTCGGCTAAAAATCTGCCTTTACCTTGTGAGTGATAGAACAAAACCCAAAGCTGCTTAAACCATCCGTTTAAATAATAATTCTTTCCAGAGCACAGCTCCACGCTTCCACCAATGCTAGACAGATAATCCGCCAATTGCAAATCGGTAATTTTTATTCCAAGCTCTTTTTTTATTTCTGCAAAAGACAGGTATTTTTTATCCGGCGAGAATTTATTTGCCGAAGATAAAATAGCATTGATTTCTTTGATAACGGTTTCGCTATCAGCTTCGATTGTGGTTTTTATGATTTTCATTTTGACACCTTTTAAAATCACCTTTTGAATGGAACTCGCCACTTGCTAAAAGGTAAAAAGCATCACAGGGGATCAATCCGGTGATTGTGGCGAGGGTTTAACAAAGTAACCGCTATGGTGCGCAATTGTAAAGAGGCGTTAGCGGTGTTGTTGGGTGTGTATTGTAGCAATATTTTTTAGGTGCGTATAGATTTATTGAACATCATCACCCGCATATTCTGCACCCATATAATTGGTCACTTCTTCTGGCAAGTCATAACCACCACCAAACGCCGCAGTTAATCCACCTATATCAATCGCTGCAATGTGGTCAACTGGCTTGCCGTCAAGCGCAAAGCCTTCGATAACAGCAAAGTAAATAACCTTGCTTTTCATATCTTCACCGCCGTTTTCGTTTTTATAGACATTCACAAAACCTTCTGGAGCTGCGATTAGTTGTTTTATTTTCATTTTTATCCTTCGATTGCTAACCTGTTTGCATGTTCTGTGCTATTTTCGCGTGTTGGTTGCTCTAATTGCCATACTTGCCATTTTGGTGATTTTCCCGCGCTAATCGCGGTCATCATCAACCGCTCGTAAATTGCGATAAACGTATTTTTTGCCGCCGTTCTTTCACCGCCGTTGTACATTGACTCAACTTTGCTTGCGGCTGTGATTATCTCTTTTGTTACCACTACAGACCGCGTGGAATCAAAAGTTCGCTGCGCTAATCCCCATGCTTCATCAGCAGACATCCAAAAGCACCCAGTGATAATTGATTCAATCAAAGTTGGTGTAAGTTGTTTATTACTCATGCGCTGATACTTGACTATTGCAATCGCAATATCACCAATCGAGTAATTAATTAAAACATCAAACGCAAGATTAATTGCCGCATCACTCGGCTCTGTTTTAAATCCGCTATTTTCGCAAGCGGCAAGCCATAACTCTGAAAATTGTTCTAATTCTTTTTCAGTCATTTACCACCTCACATTCCCCTTCTAAAAAATCACCGTTTCCAGTAGCATCATGGATAAAGCTTTTCCGCTTTATCCGCTGCGACCTTGTGTTCTTTTCCTCAATTCTGCTCATGCGTTGTTTTGATTTGCCCATAAATGCCTCGTATTGAGTTTTTACCCCGCTGTTATGTCTCAAGTACAGTTTTAAAAAATCAGCTTGTGTTGATACTTTATCTTGCCAATAATCCTGTAATTTTGCCCATTCCCAACAGTTAGTTTGTTCTTTGGTTAACTCTATTTGCTGTTCTTGCTTTGGTTGTTTTTCAGAAACAGGCTCTGATTCGCCGTCTTTGTTCCAATACTCCCATGACTCATCCCATCCTACCCACGTTTTATAATATTTATTGATTGATATTAACTGCCCGTATCTACTTCTTTTTTTTGAAATTAAATTAAGGCTTTCAAGACTGTTTAACGCAAGGCTTATATGAGACTCACTTAGTCTTGTCATAATGGATAACTGGCTAAGAGATATATCATCCTCTTTTTTTCCCCACCCCCATATTTTCTTAACTAAAACACCAAAAACAATATGTTGCGTTGGTTTTAGCCTAAAAACATACAGCGCATCATAAAATTCGTTTGAAAGCCTAAAATAGCCATCGTCAAGCTCAGGCTTTCCTTTTCTCATTTTATCAAGCCTCGTTCCCGTGCCTTCTCTGTTAGCACCATTGAAATATAAGCAGACATATCAAGTCCAGTTAATAAAGCGAGTTGTTTCGCTATTTCTTTCATTTCAGGCGATACCCTGAAATAAATTCTCTCTATTTTTTTCATAACACCGCCCTTTTTAGTTTCGCACATTGTACGCTTTTTAAAAGTAAAAGGTAAATATTTTTTCACTCGCGCGGTGTCTTTTAAAAAATGTCTTTTGATAGTGTTTTTTGATAGTGTCTTATGTATTTACGAGTTTGGTAAGTTAGACTTACGAGTTTGGTAAGTTAGACTTACGAGTTTGGTAAGTTAGACTTACGAGTTTGGTAAGTTAGACTTACGAGTTTGGTAAGTTAGACTTACGAGTTTGGTAAGTTTAAATGGTAAATTTTACTAACTCATTTAGTCCAGATTCTGGAGTAAATCTAACCTGCACGAATCCGATAGGTTTAAATATCACCTTCCCGACATCAGGAAAGTGATACAATAGCCACCAACATGACCATCAAGGATTAAGTTGATTTTTTGACTTAGTTGCTTGGTGGTTTTCTATAGCTTAACATTGCCCCACCCCACTACTGATACACAATATGGCAGTCGGTAGTTTCAACCCAAGTGTGGATATTTTAAGAGGGTGGTGGTATAATTTAACCCATAGAGTGAAGTCTAAAAAGAGTAGTTAAAAAAAGCTGTATTTGTACAAGGGTGGCAAACTTCTCTGCCAACTTCACCCCTTTAGCAAGTGCGGCTTTTTTTATGCAAGAAAGGAAAAAATAATGTCACAAGCATCACAAGCAGTAGCGCGACAGTCTAAAAAACTAAAGCAGCTTGAATCTCGCATTGAAGTCAACATTAAAAAAGCATGGTATGAAAACGGCTTGATTATGTTGCAAATCAAAGAAGAAAAGCTTTATCAGAAAGACTACGCAACCTTTGAAGATTACTTAGAAAAAAAGTGGGAAATTTCCAGAAGTCGCGGTCACAGATTGATTGATTCAGCAAGATTTATGGCGCAAATTACTGATGAAAATGTTGCCCAAAAAACAGAAATGGGCAACATTTCAGAAGCTGATTTACCCAAAAGCGAAAGACAAATCCGCCCACTAATCGCACTCGAAAACACCGGAGAAAAACTGCACGTCTGGAAAACAGTTGTCGAAGAGGCAAAAGAAGCGGATGTAAAAATTACCGCTGAATTAGTACAAAAGAAAGTTGATGATTTTAAGGCAAGTGGATTGGTGATTGATGATGTTGAAATTGAAGTATCAAATATTTCTATGGATAGCGGCAGCTTTCATGTGATTGAGTCAATTGCTGTTAAAAATCAAACATCACCAATTGCTTTATTTTCGATTGAGATGCCCGCTGAAATTATGGCAATTAGGATGATTGCATCATTAGGCAGGATTGAGTTGTCACGGATGTTAAGCGGCAAACTACAGGATGAAGATTGGGCAAGGCTAACCAGTGCTATTAATGTTTTAGCAAGTTCTAAACTATTTATTGACGATTCCAGTTACTTGCCAATGCAAACTTATTCAGCGCGATTGTCAAAGTTAGCCGCTGAACATGGAAAGATTGCCTTTGTCGGGGTAGATTACTTGCAATTGATGGACGCACCGGAACATAAAAATAACATGGTTCAGAAAATTGGAGCTATATCACGCGGCTTAAAAATGTCTGCAAAAATGCACAAATGCCCTGTAGTTGCGTTATCTCAGTTAAGCCGTAATGTTGAGTCACGAACAGATAAACGCCCGATGATGTCGGATTTACGCGAAAGCGGGCAGATTGAACAGGACGCGGATTTGATTATGTTTGTGTATCGTGACGAGGTTTACAACGAAGATAGCACCGACAAAGGCACTGCTGAATTTATTATTGCCAAAAGTCGGAATGGTGAAATTGGCACGGTTAGAGTTACAAGTAATTTGAGCTATGCAAGATTTGAAAATTTTGCGGGTGTGAATTATGAAAATAACTAATCATCAAAGTGAATGCAATTGTGACTTAACTAATAAAACACTTGTAAAAAGAGTGTTTTCTAACGGGTCATTAAACTGTGCTGCTGTTTGTTTTAATTGCGGGTATATTTCGGGCGGGGTTAAAAAACCTGTAGGGTTCGATAGATTGCCATTGCTTGATGATAATCTCATTGAGAAAGTAAAATCCGCAAGGTTTAAAAATAGCCGTGATTATTTTTTTAGCATTTACTCTGTTTACTTAAAAAGCGATAAATGGAAGGAAAATAGATTATTTATTCTTGAGGCAAGTAATTTTACTTGTGATGATTGTCAACTGCCAGCAACAGACGTTCATCATTTAGCTTATGGTTTTATTGAAAGCGGAGTGTATTTAGAGGCGTTTAACGATTTAGCATCGTCTTTAGATTTTTTAGTTCCTCTTTGTCATAAATGCCATGAAAAAAGACACGGCAGGAAGTTTTAAAGTTTTTTTTGTAAAATTAATTAAACAAATGATAACAATCATCTTAAATTTTACATATAAAAAAGCCCGTTTTTACACGGGCTTTTTATTTGCAGATGATTAATCCACCACCTCATGCTTAAGCATAGCCTCGGCGCGTTTTGTTGCGTCTTCTTTTGTTGCGTAGCATATATCTAACGAGTAGCAGCCTGTCATTACAACACTGGATTTTAATTCGATAGGTTTTTTTGGAATAGCGAGGTTTGGAAGATAAACATATTCTTGCCCATCCAACGACTCCAACGGCGCAGGAGCTTCAATCCCATTAACACGGATTAAGCGGGGCGGTGTGTGTTTTTTAAAATATTCTGGTTTTTGAGAATTCCAGTAAAATTCTTTGCACGCTGTAAAGTCCCATAAATTACCATCTTTAAAACCAAATATATGCCCATTTTGCTTTATTGCTTTATTGCCAGTACATAGCCACAACAATAAATCCTGCTCACTTGCAAAGTCAGATTGCGGTATATCGTCAATTAGTTTGATTTCTTCAAAGTCATCTTTACGGTTCATAATTTCACCTCCGGCATTTGTTGCCATACTTGCCCGTCTAAAACATTGCCAGCGCGTTTTTTTCCGTCCCACTGCTTAAAAAACAGACTAACCCCAGCATCAATGCACTGGTCACGGATTTTACGCGCCCAGTCGGGGTGCATTGGACGTGCGTTTTTACCGCTTTCTCCGCCCACAATCAACCAATTAAGCTGTTCTAGCCATAGATTATTATCGCAGTTATTGCAGCGCGATGGATGTCCATTGCAAACTCCGCACTCAATACACCCCCATTTTTCTAAATCAATCTCACTCAGTAAAGGTTCAATGCTTAGTCCGCGCACATCACAATCCAACTCAAGCAATTTTGGAATATCCCTATCCGCTTCGGCTTGATTGCAAACAGTGATTAGTTGCCAAACATTTACCGGATAACCATTATCTAACCACGACTGAGGAATCATCCGCTTTGCGTTGCCTATGCGTTTTGTGACTAAAATATAGTCAATGTACGGCGTTTGCTCAACGATAGCCCAAAACTCATCACGCCATTCCTGCTGTGCTTTTGTGTCAAAAATATCAGAATCAGGATTGATAAATACCCGAATGCGAATACCTTGTTTTGCCGCTTTGTTGTTTATCGCGGTAAGTTTTTTGTAGGGATTGCATTTGTAGCGCGGCTTATCATCACCCCATTCAACACCTAAGCACTTTGAAGCGCGGCTTATTTCAGCATAGCAGCTATCACAAGCTGGACTAACTTTTGAACAGCCTACCCATAAGTTAATCGCATAGCCTGCCATGCTGTCTGAATTTAAAACCCATTCTATTGTTGTTGTTTTATTCATTTTATAGTCACTCCTTCTAAATGGTCTATTTCATGTTGCACACAAGCAGCAGCCAAGCTACTTAGCTTAAGTTGTATTAACTCGCGATTCTCGTTTTCAAACTCAACAACTACGCGATAATGACGAATCTTTTTAGTATAAAAATTAGGAAACGACAAACAGCCCTCTTCTGCTTTTTTACGCTCAATGCTTTTATGAGTTATGACTGGGTTAATCATTACAACAAACTTGCCGTTTACTTTGACAATAATGACTCGCTTTAATACGCCAATTTGCACAGCAGCAAGACCTATGCCTTTTTTCTCTAACACTGACATCATGACGGATATTAAATCAGTTACTGACTCATGCTGATTTACTGGCAAGCTTTTTTCGTGAATTACTTTATTGGTTAGCATTTTTTAAATCCTCTGATAGTGTTGCTTCCAACGCATGTACAATGGACACGCAATAAGAAATTACCGCTTTTTTGCTTGTCAAAAAAGGCTTTATTTTTTGCAGTGCCGTAATCTGCTCCGTTGTTTCTGGCTCAAAATATGTGCTGAAATTTGGTGGTTTTTTGTTTCTCATAATCTAGTCCTGTTTGTAAAATAAAGGTTTATTATCAGGGATTGATATAAGCATGTCAATATGTAAAATATATTAAAACTATATTGACAATAGCTTTTTTTCGTGTAAAATCTTCATCACGGTTTAGCGATAAGCCAAAACAAGTTGTGAATTGCAGTTAAACCTTAGTCAGTTACATTGTTGCAATTATTCCCGCAGACGCGGGGTAAGTTTACTTATCACTAAAGCCTCCTAATCTTTAGTCCTAACTCAAGCCGCAGTAGTCGGGCGGCTTTTTTTGGAACTAGTGATAAGTGAATTTCACACACTCGCACAAACGCGGTTGTTTAGCGAATTGACAGCGAGAAAGTGGCAAGCAACCAAACCACCTATTAACGCAAGTGCGGGGTGTCGGGTTTTTAATTTAATTGAGAGTGGATGTGTTAAATGAATAGAGAGATTTTGTTTCGTGGGTTTCCTGAGGGAAATATTTTTGATGAAAAAAAGTGGAATTATGGCGACTTAGTGCATGATTCTTTTGATGGTCGCTGCAACGTACTTGTAGGGATACGGATGCAAGGATGTTATCCAGTTGGAGTTAATCCCGATTCAGTCGGTCAATTTATCGGATTAACCAATAAGCACGGCTCAAAGATTTTTGAGGGTGATATTGTAAAATGGGGTAAATATCCAGCCGTTTGTGTTTTTGGTAAAAACGGATGGATGTTTGAAAATCATTTAGGCGATTTTACCGCTAATGGATACGCTAGTGAGTGCGAAATAATCGGTAATGTTTTTGAAAACCATGAATTAATGGATGTGGAAAATGAATAAACAACAATTACAATATGCAAATGCAACAGCAATAGACGCATTAACTGACACAGCAAATACGCTTTACAAACAGGTCGTGCCAGTTTGGTTAATTGGAGAGACATCGGAGTATTATGATGCTGTCGTGGGGGCGTTGGACGGATTGAGATTTATTAAAATCAATTTAGATAGTGGCGTATTTGATGTTAATACGGCGTTTAACTTTTATAAAAAGCAAATGGATATTATTAATGCCATTTAAGTTTACATCAGCCGCGTAATCGGTTAAGCTACGCACATAGAATTTTGATTAAAAGCGTTGAGGGACGTGTATTTTTAATCAGAGTTTTAGAATAACCCGAACTTGAAACCCGCTTCCCTCAGCGGTTGGATAGAACGGGTTTTTTTATGGGCGCAATAAAGCGCAAAACTTGAGGATTTAATCATGAACGAAAAACCAGAATTACAATTAGAGCCAGTCGAAGGCGAATTGCAGCCAGTTGGTAAAATGCCAATGTACACAGCAGAACAAATGAACGCACTTGCTGTTATTGCATCGGTTAGTAAAGTAGAAGTTTTGGCTAATACCGAAGAAACAGCGCAAGGCATTGAACGAATGAAAGCTTCTTACCTGCCAATTATTGAAGCGGCAAAAGCAGACTTAGCAAATGCGAAAATAAAAGCGGATTTTGAGCGGGCAAAAGAATATCGGTTAGCTATTCGCAGCGAGAGACTTGGATTTACCGATGTCATTGACTCTGAATTGTCAGCGCGTAAATTGATTATTGACAGCGCAAAAAAAGGAAAGGAAAAGGTTGAGGATGCTTTTAAATCGCTTGAAGATGAACTATTAGCAGCAGAAAAACCAGTTGATGAAAGATTTAAAGCGGCGGCAGCGGCAAAAAAAGCATTGGCAGACGCGATTGCAAAGCTAAAAGCGCACACAATCAATCCGCTGTTATCTGCTGCTAAAATCGAAACAGCAATTGATGATTTTACGCTTGCGTTTGGTGATACAGATTACACCGATTCCCAAGATACTGCGGAAGAAATTTTTGAATCAAAAGTAACTGAGTTTGAAGTGATTTTGTCAGCGGCTGTAGTTCGTGAAGAAAACGAGCGCAAAATCAAAGAGCAGCAAGCACAGCAGGAACAACGGGCAAATATTGCTGTGATGTTCCCGATTGCTGAAATTTCAGGTTATGCAAACGGATATGCACTGGATATTAAAAACAGAATTGACTGGATTAGTTTTGTTAGCATGGATTCGTTTGACTTGGTTTTAAGCGAGGCTGAAGCAGCAAAAAAATCTTGTTTGAGCGTTTTAAATGTGTTTTTAGATCAGGCAGTGGCACGGGAGCAAGAAGCGGCGGATAAAGCGGATTCTGAAAGATTGCAGCGTGAAAAACAGTATCAGGATGATTGGGATTTGGCTGTTGTCGATGATATTGAATGGTGCAAAATAAAATCAAGCGAGCCGATTGAGATTAGGGGCTGCGAATGCTGCCCACACTTAGTAGGCGATATTTTCGAGCGCGATTGTGATTATCCCAACTGCTCACCAGATTTGAAAGAAGAAACGGCTGTAATCACAATCATCAATGACGATACCGCCTTTATTGAGGATGTGGCTAAAATCATCGGCGAACCAGTGAATGAGTGCGTTGAAGTTGCATCAGAGCCTATTGCAGATGATTGTGTTTTGATTCCCGTCAAATATTTAAAAGCTTTGGTTGACGCGGTACGTCAGGCTTATGATTATGAAGGTGTTAATGAAGAAGTGCTAAATGCACTTATGTTTGCTAAATCATTAATTTAACCACCCGGTAACCACCGCCTAAAAACGGTGGTTGTTTTTCCCCCTAAAACAACAAAGGTGTAATTATGGCTCACAAAGTAACTCCAGAATCTTTTCTGGATGATGTAAAAAACCATCAAATGCAGGTATTACTTGATAATGGCGTTTATCGCCACCTACGCTTTAAAGAACCAGGTAATAACGAAATGTATTATGACTTGATAACTGCGCCGGAATTGCTGCTTTATCGCGGTGACATGGGCTGTTTTGAATTCGAGCGTTTGACTGATATGTTTGATTTTTTCAGAACAAAAGAATTAAAAATCAATCTTTCGCACTGGTCTGAAAAATTGCAAGCCGGACAAGCAAAAGAATTTAGCATTGAATTGTTCAGATATCAGGTAAATAACGCTGTTAATGATTTTATAAATTCCGGTGAAATTGCAGACGATAGCGCAGAATTTAAGGATGAAATTGAAGATTTGCTTTGCTTAGATTACGAAAGCGATGATTTAGCACATGATGCAATCAGAAGCTTTGAGTTTGGCACAGAAAATATTCATGGCGAAAACGTAACGTGTGAAGATATTTTCGGACAAGATACTTGGGAATGGAATTTTGAAGATTTTACGCCGCGTTTTGTGTGGGCGTGTTATGCGATTGCGTGGGGTGTTCAGCAGTATGATTTAAGTAAAGGTTAATATTTTTTAACAAAAGGTAGTTTATTTTGTCTTTAAATAACTTTTCTGTAGTATTGTAGTTTTGCATTAATGCAGTTATAATGCTTAAAAATCAAATAGAATTTGAAGGAGGTAAAATTGAAAACAGTACAGATTAGCAATTCAGCTCACCATGCACTAAAAAAGCACTGCGCTGAAACACAGTGCCTTTTAAAGGACGTGCTAGAGCGATTTATCAGGGATGGCGTTAAGCGTGACAATGAAAAGCTAAATAAGGCGGCGGAAAATGCGAAAAATCAGATTGATTGAGATACATCAGCAAGACGTGGGCGTTAATGCCATTGCCGACTTTTTAAATGTCAGTGGCAAGATTGTATCAAGCCATTGTGTGGAAGTAAGCTTAAACGCTGAATTTACCGCGCTGACTAAATCAGCTTACTGGAAAGGTCGCGAGGTCGCTGTAGCTGGGGAATTAGTTGATGTGGTTAATGCTACCGATTTTATGGACTATTGCAGTGTTAAGCCTGAGATTGTCGAAGTTGTAAAAGAACAGCCTAAAGCGACTGTTAATCCAAAACCTGACAAAATTACTTCCGGCGGTTATGACAAAGGCAACGGCAAAATATTTGGCAGTAGTGCATTAAAAATCCTCAGTAATCAAGGCACTGGCTATGCAAATTATATGCACTGGCTAAGCCAAGAAGATGATGATGCGGCGCATTTTAGAATCGGTAACGCGCTTGATAGCCTGCTATGCCAAAACACAAGCAAGCCTTTTGCGCGGCGTGAAAGTGAACGAAGTAACGCAGGAAAAGAAGCTAATGCAGTAATGAAGGCAAAAGGCTTTATCTTACTGACCGAGTCAGAAGAAAGTGCTGTTTACGCTATGCGTGACGCGATTATGAACCACCCGATAGCCGCGCGTTTTTTTGATAAAAATAATCCTGATTTAGAGTTCCAGCAAGTTGAAAAATGGGATTATGTTCTGGAGAATGGCGAAACCGTTACAAAACGCGCTACCCGTGACGTAGCAATCAAGAAAAACGCAAAAAAAACGGTTGGTTTTGTTGATTTAAAGACTACCCGCGAAACTACCGCAGCCGGATTTATGCGGCAGTTTAGATGGCTTGGTTACGATATTCAGGCGGGGCATTATTCTGAAACGCTTGAATTAGACAAGGATTGCGAACATGAGTTATTGGCAGGATTTGATTATCCGGTGATTTACATAGCTGTATCAAGTTCAGCACCGCACCATGTTTTTCTAGTGCAGCTTAACGATGCCGTATTAGCGTCTGGCAATGCAAAAGTAGAACAAGCTTTAAGAAATTTTAGTGAAGGCAAAGAGAAAGAATCACGCGGTGAATATGCGGGATTTTGTGAGGTAAGCAGTATGAGTGGGTTTGATGATTATTCAAAAACAGAAGATGATTTGAGTGATTTTGAAACTAATGATGATGGCTTTTTAAATTTATAGGGCGAAAATAATGAGCAAAGAATTACAAACACAAGTTGACGCTGACGGCGTTATCGTTGAGTCAGCAGAAAACACAGCCAATGCTGTTGCGGTTTCAAACGTTGGTGGTGAAATAACGCTGGAATCTGGTTTTTTTAATGTTGACAGCGATAGACCGCAAACGCTTGAATATATTTATGATTGCAAAAAAGGCGCGGTTAGGCTAGGTAAAAAAACGATTTTCAGCGATGAAATGACCTTTACGCTTCTTTTTGCTGCCCCTTTGGTTCAAAAAAAGCTGTTCAATTATCCGGTTTTAGATTGGGTTTATCTTGCTGGGATTGATAAAGACGGCTTCATTTTTACTACTTTGTTTAAAAAAGAGTCAATTGGAAATCTAAAAGTATGCGGTCAAACTGCATACAGAGAGGGCGTTAAAAGCATTTACGGATGTGTCTTAACTGCAAAATTTGTTAGCAAAAGCACTGTGATTGACGGTGTGAAAACTGATTATTTTGCGGTGGATTTTGAGTTTAAAGATAAGGTATCGCCACACGCTGAAATTTTTGAGCAAGAAATTAAGCGAATAAAAGATAAGGACTTTTCAGTGTTTCCCAGACTAAGAGAATCATCGTCATCAGTTTAGTTTTTCTACAAGCAAAGACTGGGTAAAAAACCTCAAACCGGAGAGGACATTATTATCAAAGCAAGGATTAGACCTTTCTTCAAGATTAGTGAATCTTTGAAAAAAGCTTTAAATTAACAATCTTACCGCCGCCAGTCGGTTAAAACTGGCAGGGATTTGAAATGAACAAGCCAACCGAAAAAATAAAAGTCACCTCATGCCGTTTTTGCGTGTTTGAAGGTGGTAAAAGTTGCAATCTGAATAATGATGTTTTAATTGCAGATAATGTTGAGAGCGACTCAATTAATGAATCTTGCCCGTTAAAAGATGCTGTTGTTATCGTTGAACTGGATGATTAAAAAATGAGCAACTGTCCACGCTGTCAATGCGACACAACGGGAAACCCAGAAATATATTGCTCATGGAATTGTGAGCATTTAGAAAATATTGGAAGGATAGCTAAGGCTATCCGGTCATTGTTTGGAATGGGCTGTGATGGTTTTCACTGCTTTAGTTATTTGCGGGATAAAGGCTATTTAGCTGAAATGTCTGATTCAACAGTTGGGCGGTTTAAACGGGTTTTGATGGGAGATGAAATGAAAGAAGAACCAGTGATAACAATCAATGGCACACTTGTAACAAGCGCAATGTCAATGACAATTAGATGCGCTATCAATAATTTTGCGTTAGATCTTAAATCTAATGGTCTTGGTGATGATAATCTCGGTAAAGATATGACAAGCCTTTATCTAGAAAGAATCAAAGAGATAAATCAATTAATTTTAACGGGGGAATAAAAAGCCGACTAGAAAATACGATAATCAGTTTGATTTTATCAAGAATTATCCGGTTGCAAAGCATAGCTAACAATGCAATAATAACCACGCTTAAATCGTTTAGACAAATACGCAGGGGTGCGTGAATTTATCTAAACCTTTTGGTTTAAACCGCTAGTCCTGTGTCGCACCCCATTTGACACAAGGACAGCGGTTTTTTTATGAGAGAAAGAAAATGAGCGAAGAATTATGTTTACAAATTGAAAAGATAAAAGCTAAAGGTTTTGCTGATATGGGTTACAGCATCGGCAACGGAATCTGCTGGGCTGGGTTTTGGATTGGATTTGCAATTCTATTTTCTAAATAAAAATGTCAAAAAATGCTAAATTCTCAAGAAATACTCGAAAAACTAACCGACAAAACAAAGCAGCTAACGGGGCGGAAATACGTTTCTGCAAACCAAATCTCAGAACAGATTCTAACCACAACAGGAAAAGTAATTAGTGCCTCGGCAATCGCTAGACTAGCGGATATTGACAGAGTTCCTTACAAGTCATCCGCTCAAATTTATGCCGATTTTTTGGGTATTCCACCGGAAACAATAAAACAGAAAACTGCGGCTTATAGTCCACGCAGGACTATCGAAGAAATTAACAAAGACCCTTTGTTAATTCATATTTTTCCTGTTTTTTTTTGGAGTTATTATCATGAATGAAGTGTGGAAAGCCGCGCTGGCAGAGCGTGGGGATAGGGCTTTTGAGTTGTTTGAAGAACGATGGAAACAAAAAGGTTTAAATCCAAGTTATTTTAAAAACAATGAAGGTGCATTAGACGCACTAAACAGCGATATGGGATTTTCTTTAAAACCACTAGACAAGCTAATTCAGCTTGATATTGAGCGTTATGGCAAGTGGGCGGTTTTGATGTATGAGTGGCAGTATAAAGACAACGGTACTGCAGACTGGGTAGATAGATGGTTTGATTGCGACAGACCAATAAGCTTTAAGCCTACATTAAACTATCGCCGTAAGCTTTACGCAAATGCACCATTTAATGTTGAATGGGCGCGGGCTGGGGTGGCGGTTGAGTGGTATTGTGGAGATTTAAAAAAGCCGGTTATTGATTTTGAAGTGCTGAACGAAGTTGATTTTTTAGCGATTGGAAAAATTGACGGTGAATATAATCAGTTTTATGTGAGTGAGCATTTACGTCACCCATTCCCACCTATTAAGGAGGTTTGATTGTGAATGAATCAATAAAATCAATACAACTAATTATAGAAGCTAAAGCCAAAATTGATTTGGATAACGAAAAATTATGGCTTGCTATAAAAAACGCAAATGGTGATTTTAGTAAATTTCCTCACGAGCTTCCCTCTGATGCTGTTATTTACGCATCTCCAGATGTGTTTGAAAAAATACAAAAAGGAACATTAAAACTGTCTTTTGTTAATCATAATATTGATGTTTACAAAATTAATCATTTGCTTGGCGAAAACCAATTAATAATAAAAAAGGTTTGATTATGAAATACATAAAACAGTTGATATTTATTTTTATTATGGGGCTATTTGCCATTATCATGTCTGATAGAGCTGCGGCACACGCTGATGAAAACTGCATGATTGAAGCAGTTTATCACGAGGCAAGGGGCGAAAGCTTTATCGGTCAAATCGCAGTAGCAAATGTGATTAGAAACAGGGCAAAGCGTAAGCATAAAGGCGTTTGCTCTATCATCAAAGAACGCAAGCAATTTAGCTATCGTGATGGCTTTTTTGTTACCACAATGTCTGACAAAAAAGCAGTTACAATGGCTAAAAACGCAACTATTGCCAGCATGGGTAAAGACCTAACTAATGGGGCTGTTTTTTACAACACAAAACGATTAGGCGTTAGATTTAAGGGTCATCATCCGGTTATTATCGGTAGTCATGTTTTCTATCGAGGGGAAGTTTGATACAATACAGTCGTTATTTTAGTGTGCTTGCCTACTACCTAGCCTAATAAAATAATCTAAGTTGATTGTTATGAAGAACCCGCCTTATCGTGTAGTAGCGATTCGAGCGGGTTTTTTGTTGGGGAAAAGAAATGAACGGAACAAAAGAAAAATTCCATTTAACCGCCGGATTTATGGCGTTAATTGTTTTTGGATTAATCGCATTAGAAATATATGTGGATGTATGCACAGGTGTGGAAAACGCCACTACACCCTATCAAAAGAACGTCATGGGATGGATGGGCGGTTTGCTTGGTGCATTTTCTGCTATATCGGTTATGGCAAGTTCAGCGTTAAAAACGCGAGGAAAAGAAACGGCGTTTTATGCTTTAGGGTTTTTATCGGTGCTTTTGGCTATTTATTCCCTGCTCGTCTGGATCAGCTTTTTTTGTACAATGTGGGTTGATTATTCGACTGTAAAAATCGAACACTCAACTGAGCATCAAGCAAAGATGGCAATAGTAAGGGGATTGCAAAGCGATTCAGTTGTTATTGATTCAAAGCAATCTAGTTCTGGTCATGTAACAGAATTAAACAAACGCGCTGCAAGCGAATTAATATCAAAAGGTAACTGTGATAAATTGCAGGGCGACAAAGGTAAAAGCAATAAATGGGCAAAGATTAATCAATGCAAAACTTTACACGGAGCTAATTATGAAACGGTAAACAAAGAGTTATCTGAAATTAATTCAGCTAGGCAAGCTAATCAAAATAGAATTGATACGCTTAAATCAGTCGCGGGAGATAACGGTACAGACAGCAATTCGTTAAAAGATTTTGTAATGATGCCATTGGCGGCATTAATGACAAGTTCTAAAGAAGACGGTAAAAATTTATTATTGGCAGTGGCTATCTTAATCACTGTAATTGTTTCGTATATTACAAACGGAGGTCTGTATTTTGTTGGGTGTTTAATTGGTGATAATTACGATGAAATTAAACACAGAACAAAAGAGTTAATTGATGATGTTATTGCCAATAATCACCAATCCCCTACCCCACAGCAACCAACTTTTAAACCCGTTCAGCAACATCCTGAACCGATTTTTAACAGGATGTTTGTAAAGCCACAGCAACCAGTTTCTGCTGAAAAATCACAAACGATTAAAGCGGGTCATATTGAAGATTTAACAGAGCAAATGTATGACGATACGCCTAGACCTGAAAAGGGGTTTATTGGGTTTGTTGATACAAACGCATTACCTACTAACGAAACGGAAAAAAACGTTTTAAAGCCTAAAAAAACGGATAACGCAACCGTTCCAACGGAAAAAACGGAAAATATCATGTCAAAAGTAGTTGTTATTGGTGATTTAGGCACTCATTGCCAACAATGTGGCGTACAGTTTCCCAAACCTAGGACGGGCAAGCGGTTCTGTAATAACGCTTGTAGATTGATTTCATGGAAACTAGAAAACGGAAAATAAACGTTTTTCTAAATGGATTTTTTGGTATAATACAGCCTCAAAACGTGACTACTCTTATCCTTAGCGGGGGCGGGGGAAAAACAATTATCGGTAATTGCCTGTCACGTTTCCAACTCATACCGACAATTTCTAACCGAGGAAATTATGAACAAAATCGAACAGGCAATTGCCACAATTCTAAGCACTTCTTTAAGTGACCATCAAAAACAGCAAGCTTTATTGCTTGTTTGCACAACCGAACAATCCCCACCAAAACCCCAATTCAAACCCGTAAAAAACCCACCACAAGACACGTTTGTTTATCTCATTGAAAACGAACAAGGTCACATTAAAATAGGATTCAGCGGCAATCCTGAAAAGAGATTAAGCCAATTAAAAACCGGATGTCCAAGTGCTAAATTGATTCATAAATTCACTGGCACAATGCAAGATGAAAAACACCTGCAATCAACATTTTCAGCAACGAATGTTGATAATGGATGGCTTAAGCTTGATAAAGGTGACGTTGAAGAAATACAGTATTTTTTTCAGAGAAAATCGATTAAAAATAACCAATGAGCAAACCCACAATCCACTGGGGTGATAACTCTTACAGCACATCACCCCCTTTTTACACCGCAATCAAAAAGGCTTTATTGCCTTACATTGTCTTTGCACTGCTAACAACATTGTGGGTTTATACAATCGTTTCAGCGGTGCATTTTGGTCAAAATCATTGCGTAAAATCGCATAACAAAGGGGATCATAAAAATGTCAGAAAAAAACATTAGACCGTTTGAAGTTGGGGATTTGGTTGTTAGCGAAGTTAACGGTAATGGCGTTGATGACGAGCCGGATATAAAAACAATCGGCATCCCACACAAAGACAGAAAAGAAGCAAGGGATATTGTGGCAATAGCGGCAAAAGAGTTTCGCCGCTTTCTAAATGAAAGCCTAGAGCCAGTTAGACGTGTAAGTCGCCGCCGTTCATTAAGTGACGAACAGCTTAAGGCTGTTTGTGACGCGGTTAGGGCTGCGCACAAAAAACCTTACGCTATCCGCTGGTTTATTTATCAAAAGCAAAAAGCAAGGTTGAGATAGGTGCAAACAATGCAAACAGAACACGGCTATCAGTCGGCAGACCTTGATGATGAGGATTAACCCCTCCCCTGCCCTTCTATCACAGAAAAAAATGGCAGAATAGTGGGTTAAAGCGTGAAAAATGATTTTTAAAGCGGGGTAGGGGAGTATATGAAGCTGTATTTTTTGATTTTGTCAGGTTTATTCTGGAGTTTTGCGCTGGCAAAAGGCTACGGATATACGTTTTCTGGAAGTCATTTCTACTGGTTAGATTTTGTGATGGCTTATGTGTTTTTTTCTGGCATAGCGATTAATGCGGAATTTGTTAGTCGTTTCATGCAAAAAAAGCGTTTAAATAAGCAGTTAATACCCCTGCCAAAAAAGCAGGGGATGTTTTGGTAGCGACATTACTTGTTAAACATCCTCAACCCAATTCACAGCAATACGGGCAGTTCCTGATGTGTCACCTGTTACAGCAAAAGTAAATGTTAATGGCATTTTCTCTCCTTATAAAGTTATTGTACCAACCACGCCTATATTAAGGCTTTTTATTGTTACGTTTCTCGCGCCTGACATGTTACCCACATAAAGCTCCATATAATCCCCATACACAACCTCCGTCATACAGTGCAACGCTGTACTTTGAGTGTCTGATGTTGTTCCCATTTTTTGAATTGCTTTACAATCAGGGTCAACCGTCCCATTTTTTGCAATGCCCATTACAAATTGATCGTTACTTATCGCAGGTGTCATGCTAATACTACAGGCAAGATGTAGCATTCGTGGTTTTTTACCAATGTAGCGAATCCTTCCTGTATTGGCACCTCCATTGTCAAAATATAGGCTTGTCATGGTTTCTGACGCAACTACAGCAGCAACCATGTTAGTGCTACCGTCTGATGCACTCGCAATTGTTACTGATGTTCCGGTGGTACTAAAATATTCAACTTCCCCCATTACCGTTACAAAATTTTCTACATCCTGATAAGCCATACTACCAAGCATATTCTTTACAACTGACTCAATTATTCCTTTTAAATCCATACTAACCTCCAAATGTGCAAGACGGTGTTACAGGGAGAACTTCAAAAGGCACTAAATACGCTGGAAAATCACTGCCATTCAAAACTAGATTGACATGATAACCATCCACTAAAACTTGCTCCGGCGTACCATCTTCTAGCGCGTTTCCCGTTGCGTGATAGACATCACCAACAACACACATGGCATAATCATGAGAACCTTTTATTTTATATTCGCCGTTATCGTTCCAAAATAAATCCGGTTCGTTAGCTGCAATTACCGCGATAGCTTCAGATTTATCTGCAAACTTCAAAAAATACTCTTTCATGCTGTCAGCCCCTGTAATTGCTCATTCGGTAATCTAGCAGCATAACCGCGTAAAAATCCCAAAACCCCGCACTGATTAGCCCCTGCATAGTTCATGCCCTCAGCTTTTTGCGTGACTGTTGGCAATGTTACGCTCGCATCAGTTACGACTGCGCCACCATTCAAGCAAGCAGCCACATCGTTTAATTTCCACGCCATTGCTGCTGTGTACTCAGTGCCATTCGTTACACTACCAAGCGATAACGCACATTGAGCCACGCCGCCCGTGATAATGTTAAAAGTTAAAGCACTATTTATGCTTTCAAGATAAATACGGTTGTTAGCTGTGCCATCATGGTAATCAAAATAGGTTTGAGTACCATAAGCTTTGCCGATAAAATTAACTACCTCAGTAAAAACGTCCTGACGATACTGCGTAAAGTTTGCAGCGGACACGGTTAAAACATCAGATGCTCTAGTGACTGCTGACGCAACAACAGTTGGAACGTAAGAAGTATAATAACCCTCTTTAATCTCCATGTGACCTTGATAGTGCGTTGTTGTTCCAGCTTGTGTAGATGGTCTAATAGTAAATCCCGCAGTTGTGCCTGATGTCAGTGTTAGCCATAATTTATATAGACCTTCTCCTAAATCCTCATATCCGCTTGCTATGTAACTAGCTCCAGAACTAACCATAGCTTTTGTTGCAAACACAAAAGAAATATCAACAGAATTAGTGTAATCTCTTAATAATAACTTTGTAGCTGTTCCTTGTCTTATTTCACACGATAGCGTAATAACTCCGGCTGTCACAGATCTTCCTTGTGTGCATCCAACATCATTAGCCGCTGAACATAGCCACAAATTGTTTAACCCATAACTATCATAACCGCTGTTTGCTGTTGTTGTAACACCTGTCTTTGTCCAGTTGGCTTGACTTAAATCGTTAGAGTAAAAAATACGATTAATAGCACTAGGCTCAATCAGTAACCCGTCCTTTGTAAATCTAGGCACATCAGCAGCATCATCTACTCGCAACCCTAAAGCACCATCTATATGAGTTGCTATCGCACCGGAACGGGTAAATGTTCGTCCCGCTGGGATTACCTTCCCTTTGTAGTTGTTGTTAAAAGCATAAGGGATTGTGGGCAGGTTTAAAGTTGTTGGAATTGGTGGAAAACTTAACTTAGCCATTTTAACGATACCTCGCTACTATCCAGCAATCCGAACTGCCAATGGTTTTAGTTGCTCCAGTGCTACTATTACATATTGTTATGCCTGTGCTGTAAGCATCACCTACTATTCCATTGCCCTCAAAGGCGAATGGTGATAAACCCTCGACTCTAATAATTTCAATCGGAACTTGACCGTCTGCTGGCAATGATGCTGTGTTATGCACCTGAATAAATTGAGCCGTTGCCGAACTGTTGTATCCTGAAAATCCTACCAGAGTTCCAGCACTTGCTTTAACAACTAAACTTGATGCGTAGGCGGTTGTTGTTGCAATCGTTGGTATTGTATATGCTACTCCTACAGCTCCGTCCGTTGAAATTGCAACAGGGATCGAGCTTGCAGCAACTTTAGCCCCTAATGTAAGGGCAGTACCGCCTATCTTATCAATATTAGCCGTTACTCTGTCAGTTGTGCCGGGGGTTGTTTGGTCAATACCTACTTTACCAATAATCGAACTTCCAGCAACTAATTCGGTTTCTGTGGTTAATGCACCTGATGGAGTCACTTTTACATCAACGTAAGTACCGCCGCCAGCAGTTGATAGCCCGTGAATGCTTCCATTTGTAATCAATCCAACATCTGAACCTGTTATTGCAGTTCCAACTTGCTTGGTGTTGACTTCTCCAGCACCATCGGTAATTTTTATCAATTGATTACCGTCTGTTTGACTTGTTGCTAATGTCTTTAATCTATCAAGCACAGTATTAGCTGTAGGGCTTGCCTGTACTTCGCCAATCTGTGCGATTTGCAGCACTTGATTAGCCGCACTTGCATCGCCAGCACCGCCACCGCCACCAGATGGTTCAACAGGTAATTCTGTGGATGGGCTTATTAAATAAACCCCTATAATATCTTTATTACCGCCGCTATCATTAAAAACTGAATCTGGCATGGTTTTCTCCTGAAAAATCAATAATATTGTGTTTGTAAATCTTTAAGATGTAGGCGGCGGCGCAGTAGGAACTGAGAAGTTAGCTGTATGACCTCCTACGCCTTTTTTCATTCTTATGTAAGCCATATTACCTTTAAATGTGCCGCTTGCGGTAGGATTGTCTGGATAACAACCTAAGCCGTTAAAATCTGGTGATGTTGTGCCATTATTAGCTGCTTTAGCTGTGGAATATGTGCCAACTTGCACCCCATTAATAAATAATCGTGTAATTCCGGCGGTACAATTTACTTCAAAATGAAACCATGTGTTGTCCATTCCAGCAACTGAATATTCAATTCTTGTAGCATCATAGAACCCGACAAAGAACAGCATCACATTAGCATTAATCCGAATTACATAAGACAAATTAGAAGCCCATGTCAAAATACCGCCCATGATTGGATTATCAAGACTTACATCCTCACAATAAAGCCACCCATCAATCATAAAGTCATCAAATCCAAAAAAACCTAGCGGGTCTGCGGTATATGGGTATTGAGGCAACATCAAATAATCACTCGCGCCGTCAAAATATATACTGTTTCCACTACCGAATGGATTGCGAGTATTAGTTATCTTAGTGTTGCCTAAAGTTGTAACTGCATGTCCATAGTTGCTGCTATCTGTTATGACCTGTGAGTCATTGGCACCGTTTGCCATAAGCAATAATGTATTGCTTGAGAATGTGGGGTCTGTGTTGGGTGTTGTATTACGACAATTAATAAATGCGGTTCTATTCACTTAAACCACCCCCGTTATTTCCCATTTACCGCTTGCTGTAGAATGAACAAAAAACAATTTTAATTCAGCGGTTGTCACTGTGGTTGTCGGCAATGCAATAGTAGTTGCAGCAAAGTCTGGGCTGTAAGTTATCGCCCGTGCTGCCGTGCCTTTGATGTAAACTTCTAATGATTGTCTATTTGTTGGCGTGCCGGAAACAGATAATAAGATGTCTGTAGTTTGTGCGGTAAATTCATAAGCATCATATAAATCAGTGTTTAGCGTTGGTGTAGCGTTTGACGCTGACGAATTTACGCGGCTTGTAATGCGCTTGTTTGTTAGTGTAACAGCGTTTATAAGAGTGACTTGATCTGTATTATCCCCTTTAAACCAGTTTGCAGCAAAAACAGTTGTACTGGCGTTATCAGCAATCGCAACTATCATGTCTTTAGGTTCAAACGATACGCTATCAACTGTACCCGCCACAGTAACTTCATAAACATATCCGTTCTCAGCAGTGCCACCGCCAGGAAAAACACCGCTAGAAGCGTCCCAGCCTCCAATAAATCGCATTGCAGAATTTAGGGCAGTAACTAATGTATAGAGCTTGTTTAAATCATCACCCGCAACGTTTACCCCGTTGCGAATAGTAGATAAAAAACCATGCGCTGTAGTGGTATTTGATAAATGATTATCATATACAACTAAGTCAGTCGGCGTGACAGGAGTGTATTTTTTAGATTCTACGCCAGTATCAATAGGCACAGCACCCGCACTTATTTCAGCATCAGATGCTGCGGGTAAAGTATTGACCCATTCATAATATTTTTTGTTTGCCATTTTATTTACCTATCGCCATCCACCAGATTGGATATGTAGTATCAACGTCAGTGTTGCGAATGACAATACTTCCAAGCGTAACAATATCCGCAGCAACACTTGTGGCTGCTACTGTGCCAGTGTATTTTGCTTGTGTAAAAATACCTTCGATTGAGTTTGGAAAGGCATCAGCAAACGTTACTGTTTCGGCTGTGTCCGCTGCTAAACTTGCAGTAATCCCGATTTTAACAATCCAACCGCCTAACCATGTTGGCAGTGTTAAGCTCTTATTTACATTATCAACAACTAATCCGGCTGTAAACGCTTGCCTTACTCTTTGAGCCGTCCAGTTTTTAACCGCTGTTGCGATACCAGATTCAGCGTCAACTTGAGAAACAATATTAGCTGATGATGATAATGTTTTCCAGCCCGCACCGCCGCTGTTGGGGTTTGTCATGTTGTTATTGGCAGTTGACAAATAAACAGTTTCACCATCATCGCCCATCACAGTAGCGTCTGCATCATAACCACCTAACAGCGTTTGATAAGCAGCATCATAGCGTGGCGTTCTGCCAGACAAAAACTCACGAACCCAATAAGTTACATCAAACAATAAGCGATTAAACAATTGACCGCGCGGCTTATCACCGCCTGTGGTCATGTAATTAGCAGGAAAACCTTCAGGTGCGCTTAATCCTGTAATGTCGGGCGAATCAGTAGGATAAGCATCAATGTTAGTTGAATCTAATCCAAACGGGGTTACTATTTTGGTAGGTGTATTACTCATAACCTAAACTCTCATCATAAAAAGGGGCTTCGTTAAAAGTTTTATAGCGTGAACCATCAAAACCAAAAAAATCATAATTGATAGGGCTGTAAACTTCATTGTATTTGAATTTCACACGGACACCTGCTGGGCGTGGGCAAAAAACAGGGCTTGTAAAAATAATTGCTTTGTCGTCTGTTTCAGCAACTGCCAGCCAGTAAGTGATTGTCATATCATAATTATCAGTGACAAAACTAGCCCCAGCATCATCAAAAAAATAAGCGACAATCTCATTTAGTTCGGGGATCGTGCAGCCGCTTATATTGATAAACTGTTTGGTTTTGACGGCATGGCGATAAAGCGTTAAGTCTGAAATTGTAAAAGAATTACTGGACGGGTCGCCACCAAAAAAAGAACCCTCATTGAAAGTTTTTGCATTTGAACCAGCAAATCCAAAAGCATCATTATTTAGAAGTTTAACCGCCCTGTCTAATCCAACAATACGCCCCCAAATTTCAACCCAGTAACTACTAGCAGTGTCAATATTAAAAAAGTTATCGTAAAACCCGTCAAGGATATAAGAAAAATCAATTGCTGTAGTAATTTCATTGACTAGCCTTGTAAGTGAGCAATCCTTGTTAAAAAAAGTGCTTAGAGCTTTATAATTAGGCATCGTATTGTACCGATATATCGCCCGTTGACACTGTGGCAATAGAGTCAGCGTTAATAATGACTTTATCTGTCCATACTGTGCCGTCAAGGCTCACATCAATGTCTAAAACTTTAACCGCTGGCAAGCTTGTCTGGATGTAGTCAGTAAACCGATTGGCAACGATAACCTCTCCAATCGTGATTTTTAATTGACCGCCTAAACCGTTTGAACTATCCACAATCAACTGCTTAACGCTTGCTGTGGTTGTGTCGGGCAGTGTAGCATCTTGCAAAATCTTAACCCTGACATAAAGAGAAATGATATTCGCACGTTGAAAAATTATGGTCGTTTTATCATCCAGTACAACATCAGTATCGCCGTTCATATCACAGCCGCCGCTTTTGCTGTTATAAATAGCAGTAGCCACCGCTGTATCAGTGCCACCAACTACACAAACATAAATAGAGTGTGGTTTTAGAGACACCCCGCGCTTTGTAACAAATAGATTCGAGTAATTATCATCAACATAACAATCTGTAACGTTAGCAACTGCCAATACTTGACCGCGTATTGTTTCGACTTGTGAATGACCATTAACCTTAACCGATTGAGACCGTCTAAATTCAGCCGCCCTTTGTGTTTCAGCATCTAAACCAGTTACGCCCGCGCTGTCATTATTGCAAGATTCCCATCCACCGATAGGCGTTCCAGCGATTTTATTAACGGTATCGGCAGGACAGTCAATCACCCCTGCTGTGTCACATTCAAAATCACAATAAGCCACCCCGCCCGAAATAGTTACCGTTTGAATAGCAGTGAATGAACGACCGTAAACGTCTGTAGCCTGTGAAGTGCCTTGTGTAATTTCTACTCCGTCAAGACCGCGACAAGTAAGCGTAACAACTGTTTTTGTAGCTTCACGCCGTGTTAAAAAGTACATCCATAGCAAAGCGTCTTGAAAACGACCGGAAGCGTAAAGCGGGTTAAATTGATTAATCAGGTAAGATATTGCCGTGTAAGCACCACCAAAAGCCACGCTTATGGCTTGTGCTATTTGACCTTGTGGAGTTGACAGGCTTATCGGTTTAGCGCGGTCAAGATTTAAAGACGGGCTTATTGTGCTTTTAAAAGTTGCAATAGTGCCGTCAAGTATTTCATCCTCAGTCGGTACAGTTGGCACTGATAAATCAATCAATGGTATTGTCATTAAAATGTTACCTCTGCGCCTTCAAAATCTAAAACGGTTATTGTAGGCTGAATTATTCTATTTTGCCTTAAAATATCGGTAACACTCACATCGTCCACGCCAGCCACATCAGAAATAGTTTTAATGTAATCATGCGCAACAAGCGAGTCCGGCGGATTGCCACCTAGAATATCCTCAAAATAAGGTATTCCGGTAGGTTGTTCAAAGTAAATATCACCAACAAAGCATTGAGCCGCTAACCAGCTATCCTGTGCGACTTGTTCAATGCCAGATAACAGCACAAAATTACCCGCTAAATCGAGTAACAAATCACCTGTTGCTGCTATGCCTATCGTGTCAAATTGTGCCATTTTATGTCAATCGTTTGTTTTTTATGATTATACCACAGGCAATAAAAAACCCGCACTAAGCGGGTTTAATTTGTCAATGGTTATTTAAAAGTCAATCATTAGTGATAAACAAATCAACCTGAAAACCCAAACCTAACCTGAATTGATTGATGATAAATTTAACCTGATCTTTATGGTCATCTTTGAAATGTGGCGTTTCGCTGCTTAAGCCGCTGATATAATCATAACCTGCTGCTGTCGGTCTGTAGCGTAACACTTCCCGCGTTTCCCGCACTTCCTCAAATATTCCCGCCTGTACTAACGCTTGATAGCCTTGTCTAACTTTGTGGTTATTACGTTCGCCTGTAATCGCTTTTAACGTGTTGGGGCTAATCCGGGTTAATTCCAGCATAACTCGGTCATCATCATTTAGCGCAGTAAAGTTTTCAACAACGTGTTTTTCTAGGTTGATTAGATAGTTTCTGTAAGCGTGTCCTTTTGCTGTTTTTGCCATTGCAGCAAGGTGTTTTGCAAACTCAATTGATATTCCATAATCAACAGAAGCCCCGCCGTTATTGGGTTGCGACCTCCGGTAGTTTAATAATATCCAATCTCTGTTTTCTAAAAACCATTCATTGTTTACAATATTTCTTTTAGCATAACGAACCCATTGTGATGTGGATAGACCTAACCCTAAATATAACTCATTAGCACTAATCGCCTGAACTTCTACGCCGCCGATTAACTCGTTTTTGATATTCAATAAATCTTGCATTTTTCACCGCCCATAAAAAAACCCGCAAGGGTCGTAAAGGACATAGCATCCTACCAAGCGGGTTTTAATAAAAATTTTGCTATTCTTAGGTTACGACACCTGCGGGTATTATAACACAAAAAAACCGCCCAATCCGTGAAAATTGAGCGGTAAAAGAAAAGGATATACTAGAGCGAAGTCAATGCACGACTTCACGGATAGTTTACCACAAAACAATCAAGAAACCACCCCAGAAACACCACTGCCCGGCTGAACCCCAATATGCGTACTATCAAACCCAATATTTTTATTTTGATTTGTAATTGCCGCATCGGTTTTTACATCGCCCTGTAAATTTGATTTGCCTTTAACAACAAAATCATTATTCACGGTCACAGTATCGCATTCAAAAACAGCATCTTTACTATGCACGGTCACTTTGTCATCCTCAACTGTAATGTAAGTCGTGGCGGCATCGCTAAAAGTTTGACCTATTTCAAAAATTGCATTGCTGTAGCTGTTTGGCTGATTATTTAACGGCGGCGATTTGTTACCGCCATTACTTTTAAACCCTGATATGTCACTATGGCATATTTTAGCCGTGCCAATATCACCTATTTTGGGCTTGATGATAATAGCGCATAAACCCATTTGAATGCGCTGAACTAATAATCCGTAAATAGTTTTAGTGGCAATCGGTTCGCCTGTCGTGGTTAGCTGTTGGATTAGCGGGTCAACGTCAACGAGGATGTTCGTAGCGTATTCATGCACCGCCACAACTTTACAAGGATAGGCTGTTTGGCTGTAAGGCTTGGCAATGTTTAAAACTTGTTCCTTAAGCCGTCCTTGTTCTGATACTATGCGGTTGAAGTCAGGCATTAGAATAACTCACTTTGCATAATCTCAGGTTCATAATTAAACGTCAGGCATTCTGTTTTAGTTTTGCCTTTTGTGCCTTTACCCGATACAGACACGCGGTCAACTTTATCCCGAAAATTCCAGCCGTGCTTATCGCGGTATTCCATTAAAACCGTTTCGGGGTAACTTGATAAAAGGAATTTACCTTTAATGGTTGCCAGCAAATCAAGCAACTGAGTAAAGTGTTCAGTAGTATAGCCTTTGTAATGCCCACAATCGGATGATACATAAGGCGGGTCAATATAAAAAAACGTGTCGGGCGTGTCTTTCAACTTGATGATTTCTAATGCATCACGGCAAAATATCTCAGTGCGTTCTAGGCGTTTTGAATATTTATCGGTGAAGTTGTCGCGTTTGTTTTTTAAGGCAGTATTAACTTTTTTGCAGTTTCCAAAAGCAAAAGCATGGTCATTACTAAAGCTCATTTGTGTATTAACCCAAAACGCCCACGCCTTCAATAAATCATCCTCACTATTCAGCAATTCCTTAGCGCGTTTATATTCACTTTCACTGTGCAAAGTTGCTTGAATCATGCTTTGCAATTCATGAAAACGGGTTTTTAACACGCGGTAAAACGTGATAGCGCAATCTAATTTATCGTTTATGACTTCGTGCGGACTAGGTTTTTTAGCAAAGAAAACCGCGCCGCCACCGAAAAACGGCTCGACATATTGCTGGTGATTGGGGAATAAAGGCAAAATATCTTTTACCATGTTAGCCTTGCCTCCATAATAAGAAACTGGGGTCTTAAGCATAAAGAGCCGTCCTTGTACATTGTAAAACCGTTTTCCAGTTAGCTATCGCGTTCTGGGTGTAGCACTCTAGCAAGTGCGTTATTTTAGCAGGTTGCCACATTCCCGTAGCGTTCGGGTGGTCTGTACTTTCAACTTTAACCGCTTTTGCCATATCAAAACCAGTATAAAAAACCGTGCTAACGGTTAGCTCAAAACTAGAGCAGTGAGGAACACCCAACATCAAAGGATAAGCACCAACTGATGCACTGATAACCACACCGCTATCTTTAACATGCTGTTTTTCAAAAATAGTTAAAACCGTGCCTTTTATGTTGTGTTCGATGTCAACCGCACGGCACACGGTGTTGATTTTATCAATCGCGTTGCCTGTTAAATAAGCGTTATCTATTACCTTTTTAACGCCTAAATCGTTCAGTGTTAACCCCGCCTCTTTCGCTAAATCCGCTAAAATAACCGACACCTGTACACTTCCTTGATAACTAGATGCTGCTACAGGCTTCATTTGAGCGTCCAGAGCGGTTGCTGAAAAGATTGTTAGCTTTGTTTCTGGTTGCGTTATTTCAGGGTATGCGGTATCAATAAAGCCTTCGTGAACAACATACATAGCCCCGCCCACTTCACCCGCCGCTATTAGAATTTTGTTTATTCTGGTATTTTGTTGTTGGATGCTTCCGGTTGTTTCGAGTCGGTTCATGTCAGATTGTGACATGCCATAAATACTGATATTTGCGGTTGATTGCTGACCCATTCCCAAAAGCTCAATATTTGCAATAACTCTTAAACCTGAGTAAGTCTTTTTATCGGCATCATTAAAAACAGGCGCGGCAACCGTGCCGCTATTTAACCATATTGTGACTTCGATTAGCTTTTGAGTAAATTGGTTTATCATAAAATAATCAACCCGCCGTCATCTTGTGTAATGAATGCGCCGTTTGTATCAATCAAATAGCTAATAACTTCCGGCACTTCACTGATAACTGGGTCTGCTGGTAAATCACCATAAAGCAAACGATACCGCGAGCCAAAACCAGTATAAACGGGGTCTAGTTCGCCTTTTGTATCTTCAAAATAAATATTACCAACAAAGCCGCGATAATCTGTCATCACCACTGGCACACGATCATGGCATAGAACACTATCGCATATCGCTACATTATTGGCTATCAAACTAAAATAAAGCTCATTTTCAGCGCGTTGCAGTAGTTCAATATGACAATATTGCCCTTCGAGTGCAACCTCGAATCTTTGCATTGGGAATGACTGTAAAGGTATTTCAAGAATCATTTTACCACCACTTTTGCTGTAGGCTGTCCGGTGTTTACCTTCGCTTGTGCGCTTGGTGATGCCGTCTTGCCTGTGCGGGTTTTATTGTTCAGCATAACTTCTGCAAACGTCAAAGTGACACCTAACGAACTGTAAAACCTATCCGGTTGATGACGGCGTGGCATTCCTTTCAAAGTCATGTTTTCCAAAACTTCGTAAGGCGTGACAATCTTAAATAAATCAGTTGATTCGATAAATTTATTGCATTGCCTCATTAACTTTTCGCATTCAGCTTGATTTGCTGTAACAGCTAACAGTGTGCATGTCGCGGGTGAACTAACTTTATTGGTCGAATAAAACGCGCCGCCTTCAATTGGGTGATTAGCTAAAACCGCCATGTTATCTGCGCTAAATTCAAAACTTCCCTGAAAACTAAAAGCCTCCTGATAAGCATTTTGCAGCAACACATAAAACCTTTTTTTGAAAGGTGCTGCTGTAGGCTTTGTTTTGGTTATTGTAATCGGTGGCTTTGCGCTGTCAGGTTGTTGCGTTAAAGTTGCCATTAGTTTTGCCCCGTTTGCGCCCACGTCATTTTCTGTTTATTGAAAATTTCAGAAACTTCTTTAGCTGTGCCTTTTGGGTCTGTTGCGTTTATGTTAAAGCTGTTTGTAACAGAAAACGGCTGTTGTGATAAATTGTTATTCGTTGTATTGGTGGTGGCTATGTGCTGCGCCTGTGCTTGCTGTGCCGCCATTTCAGTTGGAGCGAAGTTTTGCTGTTTAACTGAATCTGCGCTTATTGTTCTTTCAAATTGTCTGGCTTTTGCCCGTGCATTAGCCATTTCTCGCACCATTTCAGCAGTTCCGGGATTTGCAGGTCTTTCAAATTTTTCACGCATAATCGCCGCAACGTCTCCAGCATTACGCCCTTGTTTCATTGCGTCACCTGCTTTCTTTTCAGTATTGGATAGCTCCCACATTAAAAAATCAAGCTGTTCTTGCCATGATGCGTCAAGTATTCTTTTCCCAGTTCTGCGAGTAAAGGTTTTTTGCCTGCCTATATCCCATTGTGCTAATCCGTGATGAGTATGCGTTTTATAGTCAGTTGCTTTAGGGTTAAGGTTAGATTCTAACGAAAGATTAGATAAAACCCCGATTGCCTCATGCGCTGGCATTCCTTTACTTACAAGATAATCGCGATATTGACTTGCCGTCTGCTTTTGCTTTGCACTGGTCATTTTATAAGCAGGCTCTACAGCATCAGAGTGTGTAGCATTATAAATCGCACCGCCTAAATTTTCGCCAATACCTTGCAATGGGTTTAAATTCATTCCTGAGAACGTATTCTTAAGCTTTTCGGCTTTAGATAACAGGTTGTCAATGTTAGTATTGCCGTAATCAGCCAGTGCGAATTTAGCGCGGTTTGTGCCGTTTTCAATGTCAGTAAATAGATTTACTGCTGGCTTTAACGTGTTTTTCCATCGTTCCGCTACCTTTTGGTCTGATAACTCATATAAAGCTGTTTTTATTTTTGGCTTCCAGCGTTCAATCGCTTTATCAATGGTTAATTCTTTTGTTGGATTAGCTAAAACCTCCATAACTCCTGCAAAATCATCGATTAAAAACAATTTAGTTCTTGTAACCGCTGTATCTATATTCTGACTTATTTCTGTCCACGACTTAGCGAATCGTTTTGAAGACTCAATATCCGACTCTGTTAATCCTACAAGCTTAGATTGTTCAGCAACATTTTTTCTAAGTTCATCCCCTTGCATCCTCAAAACAGGGATTAAATCTTGATTAACCCCAAGAATCATCATTTCTTGACTGGCAAGTGATTGAGCTTGCTCTTTAGTTTTACCTAACGATAAAGCTCTTTTCTCAATCGTTTTATAAATTTCTGCAAAGTGCAGTAGTTGCTGTTCAGGTGAACCTCGCCGCATTATTTCAGCATTGCCACCGTAAGAAGTAAACGATGCGCCCATAACACTAGCAACACTTGTTCCCACCCTGCCAGAATTAAGTGCAGCCGTTTTTTGCGCCATGCTTTGTAAAAAGCCATTCATTGACTCAATACTTGCGCCCGACTGTTCGGCTACCCGTCCAAACGCACGAATTTTGTTTTCTGGTAGGGCTATGTTTTGAGCGAGGTAGGATGTTTCGCGAATAGCGCGGGCGGTTTTATTTAACTCACTTGATACAGCAATAAACGCCGCGCCGGTTAAAAAAACAGGATTAGTAGCAATCTCACGCCCTAAGTCGCGTAAATCTTTCAAGCTATTGTTTAGCTCTTTACCTGCTTTTTTAGCATCGTCATGTAAGTCTTTGACGTTTTTACGGGTTTGCTTAATCCCATCATCCGCTTTTTTGCCGTCAAAACCTATATCAATCGTAGCTTCAGTTACTATCACTTAGCAGCACCTTATTATAATGTTGGACTTCTGCAATTTCATACAAGTTAAAAGCATCTTCCATAGTGTAAACCGTTTTAAGCTCATTTAGCGTACACAGCCCTTGAGTTATTATTAGATAAAACAAGGGCGGTATGTTGACCGTATTTGCTAAACTATCTTGGTTTTTATGCGGTTCGACAAATAACGGGCGTAAGTTTAGTCGCTTACGCCCTTGTAAAAATTTATCCTTGCCTTGATGGATTCGGCAATTAAAAAGAAATGGTTACGCGGATCTGTGATGTGAGCATCCGGCAAAAAATCTATTTCTTTACTGTCTGAGTTCAAAAACTTAACATTTTCATAAAGCTTTTGAATTATCGCATTTTGGTCATTATCACTAATCAATCCCAATATACGAGTCACCATAATTTCAACATCAACATCATCGGGCGAATATGACTTAACATATTCGACAACTGATGCAATTGAAATAGCAGATTGATATTCGCCACCATCACGAGAGCCGCGTGAAATTGCAGATACAGCAAACTCGCAAAGCTTAAATTCAGCCCACGCACTCATAGGTTTAAGTGTAAACTTTTTACCTTTCTCAGTACCAAACGGCAACTCTACAATTTTGTCATTAATCATTATATTTGCGACTCTTGGTAGTCTTTCGTGCTGAACTCAAGTTTAAACGCTCGGTTTCCAAGTTTATTGCTACCGCTTGGTGCTCCAAAACCTGTTAGTGTTGCGTTTTTGATTGAAACTCGCAGACCAATTGATTTAATAGACCAATCCAGAGATTCAATGTTTGCCACTTCGCCAGAATCAACACCCGATAAATTTCTAATTGCGTTAAAAACTTTGCACGAATCAGAGGCACTATGAAGCGTGATGTTAGCTGCTGATTTAGCCGCTATACGACTGCCAATACTGACGTTATCCACAGTAACATCTAAAACTGAGTCATTAATATCATCAATCTTAATCATTTCATTATCGCCAAAAGCTTGCAGCTTTGTAGCTGAAAATCCCGCATTTGAGCAAGTAATAAGCAATGTGCTATTGATTAAACTTCCTGATTTATCTGCCATGTTAGTTCACCTGTGTTTTGAGTCTTAATGCTACTGAATGGACAAATCCGCCCGATTGGTAAACGCCCACGCCATCAATATGTCTATCCGTTGCGCCTGGTACTTTAGCTGTCATTTTGATGTGATAGCCATTTTGTTCAATATTTTGATAGCCCTGTGGGTCATTCAAAAACTGATTGGCTTTGTCACGCTGAGCTTGTGATAATGTTTCGCCTTTGCTAATCGCTTTCGCCAGCTTGCCCACTTCAAAAACAGAATCCGACAAAGCAGAACGGATAATAGCGCGTCCGTCTTCGTTGTTTTCGATAGAGCTTGATAACAGCACGTTTTCAATAGTAATTTGGCAACGATCTTCAATAACGATTTTACCCGCTAAAACATCAGGATAAGCCCAATCACCAAAACTACCAAGATAGTCAAAGTTTTCACGGCTTGCACGAGTTGAGAACGTGCTGAAGAAAATATAGCCTTTCGCTTTTGCCGCGATACAATCCGCAGTTGTCATTCCAATAGTTGGCAATCCTGACTGCTGCTTAAATGCCAGCGTACCCCATCCGCCTTCGCGGTCAAAATCTAAACAGGCTACAAAGCCACACTGAGCCGCCGCGCTTTCAAAAGTACCGTAAACACCACGAGCGCAGTTATACCCAGCATCAGCTAATACGCTATTAACATCGGTTACGCTTTGCGAGTCAATAACAGCAGCGTCCGTTGTTTGGACAAATAAAATAGCGCAATCGTTTTTATTCGCAATCCAGCCAGCTAACTCTAAAAATTCAGCATCATCTAAAACTTCAATAGTTGTCACACTCACAAAGTCTTTGGTATTGGCATTCCACACATTATCAATCGAATCGCTGTAACTTGTGATTGCCGCGCCTTGTGACAAAATACCGCCTTGTGTTGATAAAAGCTTTAATGCAGTTGCAACCGTGCCAGTTGCGAAAGTAATAACAGAATTTGAGCCGGTTGTTGCACTTGATATTTTAAACGCGCTTGCTGTAACGTCATATTCAACAACGACATCAGCTACAAAGTTAACCCTTAAATCAACTTGTAGCAAAGCAGCCGCGTTAGTGAACGATGTTGCGCTGCTTAAATCAATGGCTGTGGTCGTAAATGTTTCAGCATCAATTGTAATTGTAAAAGTTCCGGCTGTAATCGCTTGAATATCTGTTAGCAAAACGCTTGCAACCGATCCGCCCAATAACCAAGCTTCAGCTGCACTGGATACTTTACGGTAAAAAATCATTTCGGTAGGTTTTTTAAACGAACCGTCAAAGCCTTTAAAATAACGAGTTGCCGCTGTATATTCATCTGAGCTTGTGCCGAAAAAATTACCTACTGCGGTATCGCTGCTAAATGATGTAATTGTATCAGTCGGCAATCTTTCAGACTCGCTGAAAAACAGCCCGTTCTGGCTAAGTGCTTGCTGTGTTGTTTCCAGCACGGAAGCGGTAACTGTGATAATCCCAGCTTCGCCTATATCAATTGTTGCCATGTTTCACCCTTTTAGTTAGGTAGTGGATTAACTGTAATTGCCGCTGTTTCAACAGGTTCAGCAATGGTTGTAAATGTGTTGTTAAATGAGATTTGCAATTCCAATTCCCACCGTTCACGCATGAGTTTGTGAGCATCTTCAAAAGGTAATTGTTTGGGTTGCGTGCCATATAAAACTATTATGCCAGCATCAATTAACTGAGTAGAACGGCTTAACATTTCAAGTTTCATTGCTGCGTTTTGTGACTCTAAACCAATAAAATCAAACTGAACTGAAATTTCAGCAATCACCTGTTCATAGCGATAAAAAATATCGTCTATGGTTTCATGGGTAACAATGTTTGTGGCTTGTCTTTGTTGACCGATAACATTAATCAGAAAGAAGTCACCGTCCGGCATTTCAACTTTGTTATTCATTGCCACAACATAATCCCAGTCAATCAAGCCGGAAACAGCATCACCGATTGTTTTTTTAATTAGCCTTAAGTTGTTGGATGCTGTAATACTCATACAATAATCAATCCGCCGTTATCCTGAGTAATAAAATTACCGCTATCATCGGTTAAAAAACTATCAATCGTGTAAGCGTCTTGAATTGATGATTGCCGCTGAATAATGCCTTTTGAGTAGTCAGGGTATAATTCTGTGAGTGTAATAATCAGCCAATCAACACCGTCAATATAAATCAAATCACCGCCGCTTTCGCCTTGCATGTTCGCTATTATTGAGTACGGGGTATGAATATAAATACTTCGCAACTGTCCTTGAATCCCCATTTTTTCGGCATAACTTAACTCAGTGCTTTTTAGTTCCTGAACTTGTGCTTTTATGACTGTTGATAAATAACACGGGAATCTTTCGCCGTACTCATTAATCGTAAAGCCAGCGTATTTTTTTAACGTAACTTCGCGGTTAGGTAGTATTGATTGGATTGCGCTGTTTGCTATTCCTGCTAGATTCATTAGTCCACTCTATAATTCACTGAATTAAGCAGTAATCCACTATCATTTAATGGCTTGGTATTGCTTGATAACTTAGGTGGATTATCACTTTCTAATTGCGCTCGTAATCGTTCCACCAATCCTTTACTGCCTCTAAACCCTGCTTTGTTTTGCTCTCTTAAATAACGCATTGCCAAAGTGATTTTAGATAATGGTGGCGTGTAAACACTGGCAATTGACATCTGAATGTCACCCATTACCCTCGCCCCTATCAATTCCGCAATATCATCTGGCGTTTTTGATTCGTCCAAAAGCAAATGCTTTGTAATTTCTGCATAAGTGTTTGTGTTGTTTTTTAACACCGGACGCATAAATGGACGGGGCGGTATGTTATTGCCTTTTGAAATACTGCCAAATTCCTGAATAGTGGCAATGTATGCAACAGGGTTGCGACCCTGTATGTAATAAGCGGTATCAAAAAACCCAACCTTGATTTTTTTAGCTGATAACTGGCGAATTTTAGCGGCTAAGTCATCAAGCCCTGACATTACTGGTTTTGTGTAAGTGCTATTAGTTCAAGAACACCCTGTACAGTAGATGATTCAAATTCCTGCGAAATATCACCGACTTTAAAAACAACCCTGAATAATTCACTGTCTTTTTTATTTTCAATATTTTGTTCTACAGAAATAACGCATTCTGATTTTGTTGGCTCTATATCATTCATTTTTTAATTGCCTTATTTATTAGTTGTTTAATAACGCCCATCACGCCCCCTAACATGCCAGCTATTACAGCAGTAGCAAGCACTGGCTCAGGCTCTAGTCCGCTATGGGTAAATAAAACATATCTGTTAATCTTGGATGACATTAGAACCAAGCTAATGGCGGCTATCACCGATACCACATTGACAGGCTTTGATGTTTACAAAGACGCTTGCATTTTGTTGTTAGCCCCGGATGCGTTTAATTACATTTCAACGTTCAACGTGCAAGGCAATATCAGCGTTAAAGACCAGTTGTTGCAAACTTACAAAGGCATGACAATCGAAGCCGCGCCATATTTGAAGGATGCTCACAATAGCACTGATGACGTGATGATGTTGATTGCTTCGCAAGCGGTTGACTATGACGAATCTACTGATGATTTAGCGGTTGTTAGTCCGATTGTTAATGTAATTGATTATTTACTGGCTGCTATCCCGAACCAAAACGGCGGAATTACAAAATCAACCGTGACAAAAGTTGCTGGAACTTTAATTAAACGTCCTACGCTGGTTGCGTGGGCTTATGGAATGTAAACAATGACGGCTTATATTGCTTCAAAATCAGTAAGAGCCGTCAATTATGACGGCGTAATTATCAAAGGTGGTTCTGGCTTAACATCCTCAAATCTTGTTACTCGCGACTATGCCGCGATTACATCCGTAACCGATGATGAACTTAAAACCTTGAAAAACGACCCTGCTTTTTTACGCGCCGAGCGTGATGGCTGGGTGTCTGTGGTTAGTGGGGATTCAGAAGCCGATGCTTACAAAGCGTTATCTGAATTAACCGCATTAAAAGATAATTCATTGCCAGTACAACAAGGCGACTTGGATATTATCGCAGACAAGCAAGGCGAAAGCGCGGGTGTGGCTTTGTTGTTAAATGAGCAAGGCGCGTTAACTGAATCTCAGTTAGCGGATGGATTAGTCGAAAAATCGAAAAAATCAGCTAAGGCTTAAATCATGGCTGATATAACTTTTGATGAATCAACTTTCAGGGCAAACGTTCCCACGTTTGCCGATGATGTTAAATATCCCGTTGCGGATATTGAGACAAACTGGGATATTGCCATCGAATTTATATCGGCTAGTGACTACGGTTATTTATCAGGCAGCAGACGTGTTTTAGCTATAAATCTGTTTGCTGCTCACCTTTACGCTTTAGAATTAATTTATGCAACTAACGGGACTGGTGGCACGGTACAGAGTGGCAGTGAAGGCTCGGTATCGGTAAGTTTTTTAATTCTACAGCCTAAAAACCAGTTTCATGCGTACTGCCAAGAAACGCCATACGGGAAACGATTTTATGCACTCTTAGAGATTGCCGCAGTTGGCGGATTGATGTTTGGTGGCGAAAATAGACCCGTGCGGGGGCGTGATGGGCGTTATTAAAAATGACAGGGCTTGATGACCTATCAACTAAAATACGCGAACTATCAAAGAAGAAAATCAAGGTAGGGTTTTTTGATACCGCGTATTACATAACAGGTCAGCCAGTCGCATATATTGCCACTATTCAAGAGTTCGGCAGTATCTCAAAGGGCAATAATATACCGCCCCGTCCGTTTATGCGTCCGGTGCTAAAAAACAATACAAGCACTTATTCAGAAATTACAAAGCACTTGCTTTTAGATGAATCAAAAACGCCGGATGATATTGCAGAATTAATAGGTGCGCGGGTAATGGGCGATATTCAGATGTCAATTGCCAGTGTTTACATGCCGCCATTATCTAAAATCACTCTGGCAATGCGTTATTTAAGAGAGCAAAACAAAGCAGGGTTTAGAGGAAGTAAGGGTTTAGTCGAAAGGTTACGAGCGCAATTAGAAAGTGATAACCCGCCTAAATTATCAAGCAATACCAAGCCACTGAATGATAGTGGATTACTGCTTAATTCAGTAAATTATAGAGTGGACTAATGAACCTAGCAGGAATAGCAAACAGCGCAATCCAATCAATACTACCTAATCGCGAAGTTACGCTTAAAAAATACGCTGGCTTTACGATTAATGAGTACGGCGAAAGATTCCCATGTTATTTAGCAACAGTTATTAATGCACAAGTGCAAGAACTAAAAAGCACTGAGTTAAGTTATGCTGAAAAAATGGGGATTCAAGGGCAGTTGCGAACTGTTTATATTCAT